GACTGATATCTCTAGGCCATGCAAATCAACTATACTCGATTTTAAATTTAATATTTGAATATCTTTGCATAAATCCGATAGGTTATATTTTATATGTGTATTATTAATCACAAATTCTATTGTATTACCTATGGATATAGACCTCATCTCTATTAATATACAAAATTTATCTATGCTATAGAGTTCTGATATATTCGCATCAGTATTTTCAGTTATAATATAATCTAAAAAATAATTAATATCATTAATATCATTATTTTGAATATATTTTATAATATCCAAATAATAATAATTATTAATTTCTTTAATTCTAATATTTTTTTTACAACCAGGTAAAAACAAAGTTGTATAAAAATTCGATTTTATCATTATATTAATTTATAATGATAATAATTATAAATCCATGATACGTTTTTTACAACTACGCTTTCTTGATCGTATTGCAATGTGCTGCCGTCGCATGCATATGGTACACAATCAATGAAATTATGTTGTTTTCTGGCTGGTTTATCTTTCCCTTTTGTATATTGTACAACCTGTATATCACATTTGATAGACGATCTATTGGGTATAGCGCATGTACCCGCATATCCGGCAGCAATAATCCAAGGCCTAATTAAGCCGTCCACAAAATCTAAATTTGTTTCTAGTAGTTTTATAGAAAATTCTCTCTTGTTTCCGGAAGCGCGATTTTTGATTAAATTACCCTGTAAAAAACCATTGTCTCCCCTCAATGAAGCCATTTCCAAATCTAATGATTCGCCGGGTAATTCAATATTTTGTGCAAAGTATAGCCCCAAACCTTCTTCTAATGCATTACCTCGCGCACCTAGAAATTTTTCAATATGTGTATATTTTGTTACTTCATTCAATTGCGAATGATCAACAACAGTATACTTAAGAATATTATTAAAAAAATCTATTAGACTAGATTTAGGTGCAATTCTAACAACCCATTGAGTCTGTAATGGGACATCAAAGTCCCATACAGATATATTATTGACAAAATGTTCCCTGGGAGAGTTAATGCTATCCGCCATTTATAATAGTTATGTCAAGAAAGCATTAATATTTGGGAATGCGTTTGAAATATTGTTAATAGCGAACTGACCGGGCCTCTTTTCTTCGAAGAAGTGATATGCAAATGTCACATCAAATGTCTTAACGCTGCCGGTACCGTCAGCTATTTCGTAGGCAATTTCACCCACATTACGAATAGAAGCACCAAATAGGGTATATTGCATAACCGGTTCAAGCTGTTTATCCAATTGAAGTAATTCAATGTAGCTGTCGCGACCTGGTGTGTTATAAGTTCCTGTACTAGTAGCATCATTAAATACTGCTCTAGATTCAGCCATTAATCGTTCTCTCAACAAAGAGTTCGCATCACAATAAAAAGATAATGTAAAAGAGTCAGAATTGGGGTATGTAGCAATAGTGGGAATGTTAAAATTCATTCCCATATATTTTACTGCTTCATTTTCAATGTTTCTCCCTGGTAAAGTCGCTGTTTTAACATATACTAATTCTTCTTCACCTAAAAACATGGTACCAGTGCGAATCATCATCACACGGAATAGGTAATCCCGTGCGAAGTCTGCAACTGCTGCCCTATCATAAAAGCCTCTGATTGTTTGTATTGTGTCTGCCATATATTTATTTATGGTTTAATTATATTAGAGACGAGGCCCACTTATCAATTCACTGAAACTAGCACCGGTTCTAGTAGCAATAAAGTTAACTAAAATGAATTCCGATGCTCTAACTGGCTTGATATAGATATCAACTACCAATTCATTATTATCAATAGTATCTGGTGTATTATTTCTCTTGTCAGAAACAATCATGTAGTCAGCTACTCCTTGTGTGGATTTAGCAAAATTGAATATCGGATTTAATGTATTAACTAAACGAGTTCTAGTAAATGTTGTATTAGGTTCAAATACAAAGTATTTGACGGTCTTCTTGGTGGCTTTTTCTAGATATAAGAATAACCTTCTTACGTTAATACGATCAAATGCACTTGGTTGGCGCTGCATTGTCTTCTGACCGAAAATAGAAATGCCGTCTCCGGGGAAGAATGCTACTGGATTTACTGCAATTTTATATAATTGATCTCTCTCTTTTTGTTTAGGTGTAACTGCTAATTCCAAAACATTGCGAACACGGCCGCGAGTAAATCCTGCAGGAGCATACCATGGATAATAATTTGAGTCTGTGTTAACAAAACTACATGCAGCAAACGGAGAGAATGGCACCCATATGTTTAGACCTGCAACTGGATCATATACCTTTGCCCAGTTTCCGTAAGTACATGAGTAATTTGAATTGGCTAATTCAAATAAGTGTCTAAGAGCGGTGTAAATATCCTTTGAAAATGAATTAGATGCATTTGGCAACACTTTACTATTTTCACCTTTAACGAATATTTGTCGTAAAGGATCAGCAATAAACATACAATCCTTTCTAGCTGAAGAGCAGAAGGTATCAAATTTGGAATATATTGTATGATATAATGCCCTCAAATCTTGAGTACTATCAGTTGGTGATTTATATTCACCAGTTGTCTTTAATAAAGATAATCCGGCAAGGAAATTATCTGATACAACTGTATCGTCAAAGTAAGTAACCTGATTAGCACAACATGTTGTATATATAGTCCCTAATCCGGCCTCGACCACTAAATCCAAATCAAACAATTCATCATTTTCTACTTTATATAGGGCATTTTCAATCTTTGAAGGCAAATCACCTATATCTTTTGTTTTGATATTTAAATTGGTATATGGACCAGTTGGATATAATGCATCAACATAACCCAGTTGGGTTGATAGGGCATTATAATCATGATAATAACCACCGAAACGCGCGCCGACTGAAGGATCAGCTTTCAATGCATTCAGTGCAGATCTGGTATATAATCTAATTTTCTTGCGCGGTACACCTGTAGCATCCAGCCATGTGTCACTGCCCCTATTGGTAATATAATCATTTACAATTATTTTTATGTTTCTGCTTTCTTTTTGTGGCGCAGAAATGAAATAGGATACTGCTTCACCACCATTTATATCTTGTATTTTTCTATTAAAATCCAATGAACCTATGTGATTTCGTTCAAGCACATAATCCATCTTGATTGCATCGGGGGTGTAAATCGATCTGCGCAACTTATAAAGGCTAATAGAAAGCGTATCGTCAAATTTTTCAGATGTAGAATCAGCAAAGTTATAAAAAGTCCTTTCAAGATTATAAGAAATATTTGAATCATCCCTGGATATGCCGGCGTCTGAGCCACCGGACAATGAAAAGTTTAATCGCTCTTCGGGTATTTCTGTAAATCCGTCTCCAAATAAGCCATTACTAGGTGCTGGTTGTGTGAGTGTATACGCATGTAATATACTATCGTGGTTAGTAGTAGGTTCTGCATTTGTGTTATCTGTTATAGCTACATAAAACCCTTCAGCTTGTGCCTCTGTTACTGTTTGCCCTTTGTTTAAAATTATTAATCCAGCTTTACCGAAATCAGATATAGAATTTATATTCGACAAATCATCTGATGTAGGAGACCAATTGAATGCAGTTCCTTCAATTACACTATTATATTGATCTAAAGTTAATTCGAAGAATTTTGGTGCGCCTAATACATAGGTACCAGCAGAAATTGCTATATTATTTGTGGATGTTATTGTACCACCCGAAATAAAAGAAGACATTACAGTATCCTGAGCTTCTAAAAATACATTAGGGTCTACCCACATACCCATCCAAGCCAATAATGTATTGTATTTTTCGTCATCCAAAACAGCCAAACTCGAGTCATAAATTGATAATCCTTGGCTACAAAGCGTCTCAAGCTGCGTTTGTGTCCATCCAGCAAAACCTTCATAAATAGATGCATCTAAACCACCGAAATTAAATGCACTTGCGGGAATTGATTTTGTTGCGCGCCATAATACCAAATCACTTTTCTCCAAAGTAACCAATGGATAAACTAAAGCACCATATGATGAACCATATCCATATCCCGCACCAGAACCGTATGGTAATCTATTTACGTATAGATTTGCGTTCGAATCTGTGACTATTTGCTTGGCTGAATGATAAAAATAACGTTCGGCAGGTGTTATTGGAGCACCATAGATTTGTTCGAGCTCTTGCATAGAAGTAATTTGCAATACTTCATCAGTGGGGCCTCTTTGAGCAAATCCGGCTAAAAATACATTTGTTCCTGTTGGTTGAAAAGCAACTTGTGACAAGTCAATTTCACGAATTTCAACGCCAGGTGACTGAATAGTTCTCATATAGGACTTATTTATACTTTTTTTGAGTCCTTTTTTATACTAACACACAATATAGTTCTGAGAATGCAAATGTAAATGAAGATTCTAATTCATTAGATTGTCTATAGCTATAATTTATGCCATCTAATGTTGTTGGGAATGCATTTTTATACACCCACTTGATAACATCATTATTAAATTCGTCCTTTCCAACTACCGCAATATCTGTACTATACTCACCTAAAGTACCATTTATTTCACCTACTTTGTTGCATCTCAGAGAGGTTCCGAAAGTTCCCTCTTGTGCTTCTCGCAAAGCATTGAGCCATGTATATATGACCCAATAATTGTTAAACATATTGTCAACAGTAAAGTTTACCTTTAATGGATCATACTTGGGGTGTGTATGTGATGTGATACTAAACGGCGAACCGCTATAATTTAAGTCAACAGAAGGTACAACTATAGAAGGCACCACAGCACCATAAATGGAAAACGCCATAGTATCCAGCGATATGGAGGTATTTTTTCTTTCAAAACGTTTATTGAGATTCCTAAGAATGGGCGGGATGTCAAAAAACATCTGAAACTTATCTCCTAATGCTTTGTTTAGGATAGCTTGGTCATTAGAAGTAGTGTGGTTACCTATCATATCTATTCAATTGGTTGTGTTTCTGTTGGTTTAATCCAATTTTTTGGTAAAATAAAATTTGCTCTACTGAATTCTAACCGGTCAATGAATTTCACCCCATTCTGATCTTGATCAAATGCAACATATCCCTCTGGATTGGTAACCTTTATATCACCATTTGGCATGACTAAAAATGTACCCATAACTGCATCTTGCATAATAGAATTATATTTTTGTATAAAAATATCTTTAATTTGCTTCACATCTCTAATAAAATTCATCAGGTGTAATATAGTATCTGCATATCTCTCCAGGAGCTTCATCATTTCATTTTTAGCCGCAATTTTTGGTTCTTTTCTTTTGGCCTTTTCAATCTCAGCATCTAACCTATTACCCACCCATGACACAAATTCATTTAATGAATAACGAAGGTCTGTTAAAAACTCACCTTCTCTGATCTTTGTGTTAATAAAAATATTTAAAAGATCAGACACCTTACCATCAACAAAAGAAAAATTTATTAAATTGATGTGAGACTCGGCATTCTGTAATGTTCGTCTAACAAAATTTGTTTCTTCTTCTGTTAAGCTAATAGTACCAGCTTTATTTTCAAATAATGCATCTATAATATAAGCTGTTTTTGATTTAAGATGTTCCGCAGAAACACCAAATTTTTTATTTACAAAGCGCTGTTTGCCCTCTTCATCTATTGAGGGGTCATATTTTGTATGGAATGCAACACCAATTTGATATTTTACGATGTCTTTTGCTTCCTTAGAATCTCCCGGAAATGTATAGAGAATGGTATTTGGTCTAAATCCTATATAATTCTTACCAGCAATTACATATTTTTGAATTAATCCGGGCCAAAATAACAGATCACCTTGATATACACCATCAAAGTTAACACCTTTCAATGCATTAAAAGCATATATTAATTTTTCTATTAATCCGGGCGCTTCACCATGATTTTTTTTTATGTCTGCTACACTATAAGATAAAAGTGGCTCCGCATTAAAAGCACTCTTTGTCGATATAAAGAATTTTCCATACGAATCTCTACCACAAATAATTGCTGGTGCGCCATCAATCTTAACAGTCATGTTGATTTTTCTATCTGCATTACTCTTTAACATGTCAAGTAATACAGAAATATATTGCAATGTTTTAACGGCACCTTCTTTTCCTTTCTTCAATACTAATTCATCTAGATGGGTAAGATGCTTATTAGTAGCATCCGCGTTTTCCATTAAGATAAAATAATCCTTAAAGCTCTTCATGCTTCTATTTATCATTGTAGTGGCTTCCATCCAGATTGCATTAAATCATTTAAATCAGTATCAAAACCAAATCCATTTCCGATAAATGTAGGAATGACATTATAGTTTCCAGTATCTATTTCATTATTGTATAGGGAACCAGGATTTTTAAACGTTCCAACACCCCAATCATACGGTCTGATAACAGCTGGTTTATTATTTTCATCCATTGTAATTACTTCGAAATATTTTGATATTAATTTTTCATGAAGTATTAATAAAGCCCATCCTAATGACATAACCCTATCGTCATGTTTATCATTTTTAGCTTTCCATGTTCCATTAGGCATCCTCACGAAGTCCCTTAATTCTTCAACAGTTTGTAGATCATTTATTTTAACCGCATCCAGTGTATTAATCCAGTATCTTTGATTAATAACATTATCATATTTTGTATTAGTATGACAAACTACGCCTAACGGTATTACACTTCGATTTAATTCTTTATAACCATGTGAAATAATATTTTCATACTGATAATCTTTTCTTAGATTGTCTACTACTTGTGC